TAACACAATCTTTGTAGACTTCCCTCAAAATTTTCTTGATTGAATCTTTTAATTTATTTCCTTTGAAATCCAATTTTTCTTTAGTAAATAAATTAATCTCTAAATTCATGAAAGAATGTTTTTCTAATCGAATACCACTTGTCCTTAAGTCTAAATCCACAATAAAATTTTCTTTGAACAAATTTCGGTCTAAACTCTCGTATACAGAATGTTTCACATCACGAGATAAATTACCTACCACACGGGTCCAATTTTCGGAATCTTGAACGGGAATTACCCACGTTTGAATGTTTATGTATAATGATTTAAGATTTTTTGAATCAACTGTACCGTACAAAGTTTTTAATGAATCGTATTGGTTAATCTTTACTGTTTTCCCTTTTTTCACGTGGGTTGAAATATTTCTTTCCGTTTATTTTCTTTAATTATAGGAGTCTTTTTCGGATTTCCAAAATATTTCTTAAATATGCTAATTGTAATTGTTAACTCAAACATAGAAAAAGCTTTAAAGACTTTGAAATCCAAAGTAATCAAAACCAAACAGTCCCAAATTTTGAATGGGAGAAAAGAGTTTACGAAAAAATCAGTAGTTAGACGAAAACAAAAATTGTCTGCAATTTACAAACAGAAACTTAATTCTCTTGACTAAGTGACTCTTCGAGTTGTTTTAGTCTAATATAATTAACTTGGTCAAAATCTTCCAACTGAATTTTTTCAATTGTTTCTGAAATTCTTGTTTTCATTTCAGATTCAGATTGTTCCTCGTATAAAGAATTTAATTTTGAAATTGTGGAATCTTTCAGGTTTGTATATTCTTTTTCCAAGTCATCCGACTTAGATGCCAAGATGTGAAACACTTCTTTTTTTGTTGTTTCATCCAAACTTGTCAAATAATTTTGAATAGTTTGATTAGCTATGTTTACCATCGATTTGATTGGTATATTAACAGATTCTCTTTTCTTTGAAGTTTCAGTCATCAAAGCTTTGAGAATATTTTTTCTTGACTCTAATCTTTCTTGGATGTTGATTTTGGTGTAATAAACCAAATTGTCCAAATCTTCGTAAACATTAACCACATCACCACCTTTCTTGGGGAGTTGAGTAGTCTTGAGAATATGTCTAATCACTTCAATACCTTCGTCAAGGTATTCTCTTGCCTCCGTTTCTTTCAAACCTTTAGGTGACAATAAATCATCATACAAAGAGTATAGTTTGGCAAAATTTTTATTTTCTAAAACGTTATGTTTGAATTCCCTTAAAGTTTGTTTAAAGGAAGTAGGCTTGTTGTATGATTCAACTAAGTTTTTTTCAATTATGGATTTTATCTGTCCGAAGGTCATTGGGGTTGTATTTTATCAACAATAAATATTACGAATTCAACAACTTGTCTAATTCATCCCCAATTTCTCCTAAAGATTGTTGCCCCACACCCAAATCCAAAAATTTACTACTCCACATATCACTTTCAATCAATATATTCATGTCCCTCTTTTTTGACTCGGGAGTAATTTCTCCACCTGCGGTAGCAGCGGCAGCTTCTTCACCTGCTGGCGGAATTTCACCACCCAAGTCAGGTTCTCCTGTTTCTCCCCCTAAATCAGATAAACCACCCGGCATACTTGGTGGTGGAACAGTTTCTTCTCCCGCAGCGGTTGCTTGAGCGGTGGTTTCACCACCACCTTTTGTTCCATAAAGTTTGTCAATAGTATCAAACAATCCTGTCTTACTGATAACGACAGGAGTCTGTTTCAATTCCTCACCAATAGCTCTTTCAAGACGTTGTTGTAACAAGTCCAAACGAATTTCCTCATCAGAGAAATTAAAGATATGTTTTTTTGCCCAAGTAGAGGAAGTTGGTTGAATTCCATTACCAGGGTCTGAAACCATGTCACGATAAAGAAGAACTTTTTCTTTCCAAATGTCTACCTTCAACAAATCAGCTTGAGTTGATGGGTTGGTCAGTCCTAAAGTGAAATTCGAAATTTCTTCCTCAAATCCTAACAAGAAAAGGTGAACAATTGCAATTTTGTTCAACTCCTGAATCATGGACTTTTGAATTCTATTGATGGTACGTGCGAAACGAATATCCATCAACGCTAAAGTTTTACCATCTCCAACCGTTTCTTCGAATCCGAGAAAAGCCTTAGGAATACGAAGAGCTGTCACCAACTTTTTTTGAATGTATTCAATATCCGCAATTTCAGACAAGTTCTGAGCTCCCGCCAAAGTTTCAATTGGTGAAGGTGTCGATGGGTCACGAACAGGTATAAAGTAATCTTGGTCTACCGCCATTTGGTTGAATCTCATATCAACTTGCCCTGTTTTCGAATCAACAATTTGTTGTCTCTTAAACTTATTGGCAACACGGTTTACATATGCTTCAACATCGTCATCGTTCATGTTTCCAACATAAACTTTGAAGATACGTCTTTCAGGCGCTCTCGAGGTACGATAAATCAACATTGCATCTTCTGACAACAACAATTGTTTCCAAATTCTACGTGACTTTTCTAACATGGAAGTACCATAAGGAAGTTTTCTGTCATCACCTAATAATCTGAAGTGAGCAATTTCCCATGGTTGAAATTCCATGTTTCTTGTTTTCCATTGGAAAGTAAGACCCTTGTTTTCTTTTGAAGGTTTGACATCAGATGTAATATTTCTTTCCATCATACCTGTTTCAAATCTTTCGATTTCGATGTTTGGAAGTTGTTGACAACCAATTACCCCTTTTTCGGGGTCCAAACGTAGGTATACAAAATCATCACCATACTTACATGTATTTCTTGTCCACATAGGTAAGTTGGTGTTGATGTCCAAGTTATTATTGAACAAGTCGGCTAACACTGATTTGATTCTTTTTGATTCAGAATAAATCTGTAGAATATACCCATCTTCATTTGGTGTGGTAGATTCTTCGGCGTAAATGTCTAAAGCGGCTGAAATTTCAGGGGTATATTCCATGGACTCGAAATCGTAGTACGAAGCCAATCTGTTTGGTTCGTAGTAGATTGCTTGTGTGTAAAGATTACTCTCAACTTTAGCAAATTGGTTTGCCAAATAAACACTTTGTTGACCCTGTAATTTTTCTTTCTCGTAAGTGGCTTTGTCTGTAGTTCTCAGAAGTTCTTTTTTGTCGAACTTGTAAGTTGGGAAATCTTGACTCAGTAAAGCATCAGGACCGAGAGCCCTCGATAACCTTTGCCATACTGTCATATTCTTTTGGTCCATATTAGGATAAACTTAACTTAGTGTAGTACATAATAAATACTAACGGATACCAAATAACCATCCGTATTTCTGATAATCCTCACGAGATACTTGTTGGTTTGGTCTACCCATTCCATTTTGATTCGGGAATTGTGGAATCATTGGATTAAAAAAATCAGACCTTTCAGTATTTTCATTCACATGGGTCGCCCATGAATTAATCATCGCTTTGGTATGGTTGGTAACCTTTACCAAAGATGGAAAAGCCGCCTCCGCGGCATAAAGAGCGATGGCGATAGACATGATACAATCATCATGATGACCTCTTTGGTGGTCAGGTCTTCCATTGATGTAAACAAATGTACCCATTTCATTAATCAAACGACTACTCCTAACTTTAAACTCATGTCGAATGTTTTCTTCGAATGCCGCAATAATTTGGACTCTTTTACTATTGAAATTAATTCCAGGTATTTTGTCTTTGACTCTTGGGTCAAACTTCCACAAATTTGTCATATCCACCCCATCATAGTAGAACAACTCGTACCCAAGTTCTTGTAATTTTCTTGAAGTAGCGACACCCATTCCTCCAGTCAAATCCGTAACACAAAGTGCGTTGTACATATTACCCCACTTGTAACCAATCTCCGCTAAAATATCAGGTGGGACTTTTCCAACAAATTCCAATACCTGTTCTCTACTGTCAAAATCAATAATTTCAATACATGAAAAATCCTCGGAATCACCACGGGAAACGTCAATTCCCATGACATATTTGTGTCCGTTCTCAGGTTCTTTCCAAATCCAAAGTTGTCCACCAATAAGTTTGGCTGCCGGTTCCCTAACATCATTTTTCATGATTGTCTGAACCAACTGAGAGTCAAATACGTTGTCGCCAGAACCTAAAAAGTTACACTCCAATTCCTGCGCAACCTTACGTTTGTCGTATTTGAATTTTTTTACCATACTCTCAAACCAAGAAGAACATGGTTTGTATCCGTCGGCAATGAATGCTTGTAAATCGGTCAGAGTTCTTTCGCGGTGATTCT